GCTGTACGATCACAACTACTGTCACTTCTGGTGCTGTAACTGGACAGACAGTTGCTGCTGGTGGTGATGGTTACCGTGTCGGAGACGTGCTGAGCGTTGCTGGTACTACTAGCGCAACGTTCCGCGTCGCTTCTGTTAACTATACCAACTGAGGTGAACTATCATGGCTGCTTCTGTAGCTGCTGGTAACAACGGGTGTTGCACAACTGATGCTGTGCGTATCTCTGTTGCCAAGACTCAGCGTCGCTTTGGTGGCGCTGCTATTGCTGATTCTGCTGTGGCTTCGACCACCAAGGGTCTTCGTACTGCTTATCCTGGCGTTGAGTGCAACATCGCTAACGTCTGATTTATCCGGGGGTCTTTAAGGCCCCCTTTTCTTATCTAGCATTTAACACTATTGTTATGCCGTTTCCTACCACTAACGCTCAGACTGAGCTTCAAGCTGTTAATGAAATTCTGGCGTCAGTTGGTCAGGCGCCTGTAACCACTCTTACTCAAACCAACCCGGACGTTGCGATTGCATACGACACCCTGCTACAGGTGTCACGGGAGGTTCAGGCAGAAGGCTGGACATTTAATAAGGAGTACGACTACCCGTTTACCCCTGATAATACAAACCAAATTCAAATTCCCAATAACGTCCTACAGATCGACTTAACTCCTGATTACAGGGATCGTGATGTAGTTCGTCGTAGTGGCAAGCTCTATGACCGCACAGCCCACTCTTATGAATTCACCGAGGAAGTCAAGTGTGATGTGACCTGGCTATTTGATTGGGTAGATCTCCCTACACCTATCAAAGACTATATTGTTGCACGCTCTGCAAGTATTGTCTCCACACGTATTGTTGGCGACAGTACTCAATACCAGATGCTCCAACAACGTGAAGCTTATATGCGTGCAATGGCATTGGAATATGAATGTAACCAAGGAGACTATACCTTCTTTGGGCATCCTCGTGGTGCAAACTACTACAACAGCTATGAACCCTATAAGGCACTGTATCGCTGATGGCTAGTGTAACTCAACGTATTACATCATTTCTTGGTGGTGTCTCCAAACAACCTGATGATAAGAAGATTCCAGGTCAAGTAAGGGAAGCCATCAACGCATACCCTGATCCTACATTTGGTCTTAGCAAAAGACCTGGGACTAAATGGATTGCCAATCTTTCTTCTACTGCCAATCAATTTGATAACGGTAAGTGGTTCTATATTAACAGAGATAACTCCGAGAAATATATTGGTGTTATTTACGGAACCAATATCAATATCTGGAATGTTCTTTCACCAGCTAGTACTGTCACTGTTACCAATAGTGGTACTGGATACTTGTCTTATGGCTCATCCAACGCCAAGGATGCTCTTCAGGTACTGACTGTACAAGACACAACTATTGTCTGTAATAACCAGAAGGTCGTCACTACTCTTGCTGCTCCTAGCTTCACAGCTAAGACTAAAGCCACTATACGTATCTTCAGTGCTGAATACGGTGCTGAGTACTATGTAAAGATCGGCTCTGCCTCTGCCTACAGCTTCACAACTAAGAACACTGAAGACCCTGCTAACACCAACACTACCACCAATAAGGTGTTGAACGCAACTGATCTTCTGGATCAGATTTATAATAACATCAACCTACCTGCTGGTGTTACCAAGACTAAGTGTAAGGGGACCATTGAGTTATCCGGTTCATCTGCATTTACTGTTGATGTTCGTGGCGGTATTAGTGGTGAAGCATTGAAGGCGTTTCAAGATGAAGTCACTAACTTCTCTGAGATGCCAGCTGAATCAGTTCATGGTCGAGTTGTTAAGATCAACAATACCGTTAATAAGGAAGACGCTTATTTCGCTCAGTTCATTGCAGAAGACGGAGTGAGCGGTAAAGGGACATGGGAAGAGACAGTTGCTCCCAATGTTTCTCAGGGATTAGATGCTGCAACCATGCCTCATGAGCTTGTCAACACAGCTCCCAATACCTTTGTCTTCAGGCCAATTACTTGGGAGGAGAGGCTTGTTGGAGATGACACTACCAACGAACACCCTAGCTTTGTTGGGAAGACTATTCAACAAACATTCTTCCATAACAATAGGCTTGGCTTCCTAACTGAAGATAATGTGTCGATGAGTCAGGCTGGTGAGTTCTTTAACTTCTACCATGCCTCAGCTCTTACACAGTTAGTTAGTGATCCTGTTGATGTTAGCTGCTCTAGCCTCAGACCTGCTGTTCTTCATGCTGTACTACCAGCTTCACAGGGCCTTGTTCTTTTCAGTAAGAGCCAGCAATTCCTGATGTTCTCTGATGACGGTATTCTTACGCCAACAACTACGGTAATTAGGACTATCTCCAACTACGAGAGTGATCCAAAGATTGACCCAGTAGATATTGGCACCAATATGATCTTCCTGAGTAAATCTCCAGGATACACACGTATCTACGGCATGGTAACTAGGGGTCAGCAAGAGAACCCTAATGTTCTTGATATTGGGCGCATTGTTTCTGAGTGGGTTCCTGATACGGTAACTGATCTAACTGCATCTCCTCAAAACTCCTTTGTAGCGATGTATGGTCCTAGCACTAGCTATGTGTATTTCTATCGTACATATACTGTCGGTGATGAGGACATCATGCAGACATGGTTTAACTGGAAGATGTGCGGAAATGTTCAGTTTCTTGCTGTAGATAGTGATGACACCTACTTCGTCACCTATCAAGCTGGGCAATACGCACTCACTAAAGCCAACCTCACTCAGACCCCCGATGATGCCATTCTACGGGCTGATAGTGGACAAGTGGTTCAACTATGCCTAGATCAATATGCAACCCCTTCTAGCATCTCCTACAACGCTACTACGAAGGTTAATCGCTGCTATCTCAGATACAACGACATCACTGGTCTCAGTCCTTCAGTCATTATCGCTGATCCAAACAACACTGGTGAATCTGGTTTTACTGTTACACCCACTCGTGGAAATGATGGTAGCCCATACTTTGAGTTTACTGGGGATGACTATTCTGCTGTTAGCAGCCGTGTCTACCTAGGCTTTAAGTACGACTTCGATATTCAACTTCCTCGTTTCTACTATCAAGTTGCCGATAATACGTCTGACTACACAGCAACTCTAACCATTGCACGAGTTAAGTTCAGTGTTGGACTATCTAGCAATATTGGATTCAAGCTTAGAGCCGATGGTACATCTGAATGGTACGACGTTCAGTCTATTCAAGATGCTGACTACTACTTGGCTGACGACGTTCCTTTGAATGAACAGACTGTGTACACACTACCTATCCACCAACGTAATACAAACTTTACTTTGCGAGTCTTTAGTGACTCACCATTCCCGATCTCTCTTACTTCGATGATGTGGGAAGGAAACTACTCACCACGATTCTATAGGAGGACGTGATAGATGGCAGCTACTAATAACACTAGTCCTTGGGGAGCAGGTGGTTCTGGGTGGAGTACTGCTGGAGATATAGCCGCAGGTGTTGGTAATGTCTTTGGTAGTATTCAACAGCAGAACTACAGCAATGCTGCCGCCTCATCGTCTGATGCCTACAACTCCGCCTTGTACAAATACAACTGGCGTGAGCAGAAGCGAGATTACAAGTATGCCCAAAAGGGCGTAGAGATAGCTCGCAAAAACGATCGCAATGAGCGTGCCTGGAGAGATGAGACCGCATTACTTGACTACAAACACGGAATGGCAATCCGTGACTACGAGTACAAGAACCAAATGCGTGCCTACAACAAGTCCGAAGAGACTTATAGGCAACAACTGAACTTCAATAACATGGCTGCACAAGTGGCCATGGAATCTGAAGATAGGTGGCTAGATGAGCGGTTCAAAGAAACAGCTTTTGCTAATCAAGATCTGATGGTACAGCTGCTTCAGGAGGAGGGTAAGGCTGGTCTACTGCAAGCTGGTAGGTCAGCTGGTAAAGCCGTCCAGTCTGCTATGGCAGCTGCTGGTCGCAACCAAGCCATCCTTGTCGAATCACTTGTCTCTGCTGAGAAGCAGTCTCAAGTTAATCGTAAAAAGATCCAGACCGACAAATATGGTGCGGATCTTATGGCTGATGCTAACCGGATGCTCAAACCTGAGATTGCCCCTGCACTGCCTAAGCCTATCCCGCTTCCTGCAGCTATCTTCCAGAATCCTCAGAAACCTAAGAAGCCACCGAAGCCTCCCAAGACTCAGCGTACAGATAATACCGCTGGAACTATCATGGGCATAGCTCAGGTTGGTATAGGTATTGCTAGCCTGTTCTCCGATGAACAACTTAAGGAAAACATTGTTAAGGTTGGGCAATCAGATAGTGGAATCAATATCTACGAATTCAACTACATAAACGATCCCCAACGCTACAGAGGCGTTATTGCACAAGATCTTCTCGCTAGTCATCCTGAGGCTGTCTCAGTCCATGACAGTGGCTTCTATCAAGTCAACTACGCACTCATTGATGTAAACATGCAACCAGTCTAAATGGATCAAATCTCGTACCAAGGGTACGCCCAGCGTACAGCATTTGACCCGATTAAAGCACCAGATCAAACTGCAAGAATCCTGGCGGAGGGTGAGCGCA